GTGTCATCTGCACCGCGTATCGGACGATTTGGTTCATTTAATATCGTGTATCCGGCTTTTTGTTGTGTGTCACTTTATTAAGTGACCCACCCTAAAGCTCAAGATACATTGCTATACTTGGACTTGATTATGTTCGATTGAGGTTTGGAAGTGTACCCAATTTTTCTGCGAAACACTTACCCTTTTCTTGCGTATACGAACTCGCGTGTACGCTCGCAATTTACACTCTCGTGATAACTGTAGCGAAGAGTAAACGACACAGTAAATCCCTCTGTAATGTTCTGGGATAGGAATTTTTATTCTGAAACTAAACGACGGTAAAACTCTGTACTTTTTGAGTGATTCCGTGACCTTTTAGGTAATAGAACATTATTGTAGGTGCTTGAACCCGGCACCTTGTTTGTTTGTTACATGTTTTGTGTTTACATATTACATATTAAATCATTTATTTTGTCACCTACTGCGTTGGTGAATTTTCATAATTCATAAAATATTATTTGTTTGTATATATTTGTGATCAGTGTATATATTCTTTTGTATCATTATCTGTATATTATTTCATATTTAAAATCTTTAAAAATCTATAAAAACTATAAAATCTTTTAAAAATATTGTGAAAATCCGCTAATAAGGTAGGGCAAGATAACTGATTTGATTGGCCTTGTAACAATCTGATCTAAGCTGTAATTAACAGCAGTCGGGAGGCTTGATTCCCCACGTCCATTATTTATAGTTGGATAACCCGAAATAAAAACCTCCTACGGGTGAAATGGAGTGTTTTTCGGTCATGAGTCGGGCTGACCACCCCTTCGCGTCCTTGGACGCGTCGCAATGGCCCTCAGCCCCCGCTATCACTTCGGTGACGGCACCTGCCAATCTTGGCAGTGGGGAAGAGTTGCGGGGAGGAGACTCCTCGAGCGGGACCAGAAGACTGGATATATTGGAAACTAATTCGACCCGTGGTTTCCCCTTGGACAATAATGTTCCAAGGAGTTTACGAGAAACTCACAGACGGTTAACCCGTCAAAACAATACCCAACCCCAGAGTGTTCAAAACAATGCTCACGATTTTAATCCTCAAGCTTATGCAAGAGGCGTGATGAATAATTCAGCTTGTATTGACATTCATAGGAAATGCGTTCATAAAGTGAAGAAATGCAGGCATTGCCATGCGATTCCTCTACTCAATAAAGACAACAAGGTTGTCTCTTTTTTCGTTGAACATCATCGGAGTGATGGGACTTTGATCACATGCTCTATTGGTACTGGTTCTTTGAATCAGACCTTAGCCCAACGCCGAGTAGACAAGAACGTTCCCGAGTCTGGACAAGAAGAAGTTCCAGATGAGGTCAAAATTGATAGCACTTTGCAAAAGATGCACTACGAAGGTTCTGTTATTTCTGAACCCACGACTACAGAGCATCTTGAATCCACACTTGGATCCCAACTTGAGCAAGTGCAGATTCAAATGAAAGCATCATTTTCAACGCCAGTGATTAAACAGGCAGCTCGTTCCTTGGAACAGTTAGTCTTGTTGGTTATTGGTCTTCAATTCGACACTTCGCTTGAAGCAATTGTCACTAGATGTGTGCAGTTTTTATCTGCTATCACTGAAGGAGGCATTATTCTTACTTTGCGAGATTCGTTGATGAAATATGTTGCTAATGCGAGTGTGCCGGACTTGCTTAAAGGCAAAACTATCAAAGAAGCATTTGAGGTTGAGCAGTCTACGATTAATCAACCCGAGATGCTCTCAGCAGGCTCATTACAGGTCTGGGAAACTTTGAAACAAGGAATCTTCACGAAACATGTTTCTTACATTCTTGGTACTGTCTTTGCATTCTCTGCCTGTAAAATCAAGAACATCAAATTCAATCATCCCATTTATGAGAAGGTTGTTGAACATGCCAATACGGATGAGATTGATGGTATGGACTTAATTGATCATGCTATTAAACTTTACAATTGGACTTCTACAGTCGGTATGGCTTGTTTGGAGTCGAGGAGTTTGGATCCTATCTTGATCAACTCCTCTACTTTGGCAAACTGCCACGCCAAATATTATGAATGGCACAAAAAGTTTTTGGATTTCAAAAGAGAAGGCAAATCTTCCATGGAAGAACGTCAAGTGATGTTTGTGGAAGTTGAAACAATTCAAAAGACTCTTGAAAAATTTGTCAAAACCCAGAAGGAAAAGTTTATTACATTGCAGGCTTCTAGCTTATTTAAAGAAGTTTGTGCCTTGTACAATGACGTTAGGGATTTTGTCCAGAAACTAGATAGAGTTAAGGTGGCCAAAGCTTACCATTTGAATGGAGGACCTAAGGTTGGAAAATCCACATTTGCTCCGATTGTTGCGGAAGCGATGTGTCTAGCGAGAGGCATTGAGTACCGAAAGGAAGACAATGCTCAGATTAACCTCATGGCTCCATACCAAGATGAATTGAACAACGCCACTCAAATTGTGACGATTAATGAAACTTTGCCAATTAAGGAACATTTGGCGAAATCCGTGGAAAACGCTTACAACACTGCGCTTGCGCTTGTTGATCCCGTTCCCTATCATCCAAATCGATCGAATTTGGAAGATAAAGCCAAAATTACCATGCAACACATTGGTGTTATTTCTACTGGAAACACACCACAGCCTTTCATGCATGTGGCTAAAACAAAGGGAGCCTGGGAACGCAGGTATCCTATCATAGATATGCGAGTCAAAGATGAATATTCTGATGATTTTGGAAGACTTGATTCTTCTAAGACTGATGGATCCGATGATTATCATTGGTATGACGTTTATGAAATCGTTTACCAGGATGATCAGAGGAAAGTCGTGTACTATGAATGGGAAGGCAAGCGAAGCATTAATTTGACAACTCCAGAAGTTTTGGAGTTAATCCGCAAACAGTGTATTGATCATTACGCTGAGCAGGACAAACTTGATGCTGCGCATAGCTCGAACAAGCAGAGTGGCTGTCTCGAGTGCAAACGCCTTGCTGCGTATTGTAAGTGCCCAAACAAGGATGATCACACCACTAAAGGCGTCAAAATTTCTGTCCGAGAAACAGATGCTGATTCAGTTTCCAAAATTGATCGCGTTTGTTCTGCCAGAACACAAATCGGCCCTTTCCGATCACCTTGTAAATTTCATTCAGGAGGAGTCTGTGCCTACTGTGGTAGAGAAGAAGATTCAGTTGGAAACGACCCCGAGATGGGTCTGGTTCAAACAGCTGCTTCTACCGCTGGGTCACTGATGTGGTCCTCTATTTTGCCTTGGGTAAATCCTTTCATCAAATTTCAATGGCTCTGGTCTATTGACAACAATGTCATGCGGTGTATGCATGAGGAGTTAGTCGAGGAACTTAGTTATTGGCCTGAGACGATAGGTTGTTCCATCTTTAGTTTGTTTCCTCAAAGTTGGGAAACTCGCAGGGATGGATCATTGACCTGGTTTGGCAAAAGGAAGGATCAATTCCTCCGTATGGTCGCCGCAGAGAAACAAATTTTCTTACCTTTAAGTTACCTTTTCCGGAGAGCACTGACTTGGGGAATTCTCTCATTTGTTATTCTTCTAGCTTTTGGAAGAATCATGGAGAATTTTGGCCTGAATCCTCGTGCTTACGAAACAGTAGAATTTCGCACTCGTGAATACTTAGAATTTGGATGGTATTATCCCTATCCTCAATATTCTGAGTATGTGTTTGAAAGACGTGAAATGTATGCTGAGTTTGGTATTTACACTGAGAAATACCTTGATTGGCATGATTTCTACATTAACATCTACTTCTTCGAAAAGATTTTGGGTAAGATTTGTTTTCCTTGGTACTTTTGGTTTACTCGTGTAGTGCCCGTGCTCGTGATTAAAGAATATGATTGGTGGTTGATGCCCACCATCATGAGTTGCATGGTCACTGTTGTACTTTTCTTTTTAATGTGGTGGCGAAGAGCGATTGGTTTTCGTCAACGTTACGAGAACCTCAAAGCTCGATCTATGAGTGATCCACACTTTCAGAAAGAAATTTACGAAAAGAGTCGCAGACACTGTTCAGAATACAATGCTGTCGTGCCCACTGCTGTGGGTGTGATTGGAGCTGTTGTCACTGGACTAGTGATTTGGAACTCTATGAGAAAACCTGAAGTCGAATTGTCGGATAAGCGAACATCTTGGAATGATTGGTTTTCATTCAATCGAGTTGTTCCTGAACCTTTTCTGACAAAGAATTCTGCTCCAAGTGAGTGTCAAAACACGCTTGCGAAGGCTGTGACGAATGTGGAAGCCACTGTTGATGGTAACACACGGCGAGTTATTGGCAACTATTTGGAACCTGGAATTCTGCTGTTACCTAGGCATTTCTTCAAGAAAGACCCATACAAGGATGAAATTATGGATCAACTAGACGTGTTTATGGAAACTAATGGCGTTCGACACAAGGCTCGAATATATGCAAAGAGCATGGTGCAAATTTCAGGTAAGGATGCAGTAATCGTTAAGATTGCTAAAGCACCCAAACTTGCTCGCTCAATTGCATTTATGCTCCCAAAGAAAACAGGAACAGGAAACATCAAGGGCAAATTGCTCTACTTGGTGCGTACCTCTGGCAAACCAGTCGAGTTTGTCGGCAAACCTTCTTTTGAAGTTTGCAAAGAGGACTTGTCCTGTACGTATGAGAAAGACATTGACTGTGCTGGTTACAGTGTAGGACGTGGTGTCTCTTACGCATCTCGAGTCACAAAAGAGGGTTTCTGCGGATGTCCCATCATTGCAGACAGGAAGGATGGTTCCATTCTCGGCTTCCACATAGCTGGAAAGAACCATGGTCTAACAACCCGGATAGGTTATGCCCAAGAGATCACATATGAAGATTACATGGAAGCTAAGGAGAAATTAAAACTTTCTCCAAGCTATACCAACCAACCAGAAATGAAAGATCTCAAGCTAACCCGTCTTGGTAAGGAACTGATCACAGGGGAAGGTCCGCACCCGAAGACAGAAATGTTTAAACCGGGTGCTATGGACGATTACCCTTGTATGACAGTCGTCGGACATAATACCAATCTACCCAGATACAGATCCAAAGTGCGAAGGTCTGCTTTGAGTCCTTCCATTGAGAAGCATTTTGGCGAGAAATGTCGATGGAAGTCTCCAGACTTGAAAGAAGCTTGGGTCCACCACAACAAGAACCTGAAGCGTGTTGCTAAAGGTGCTTGGGAGGTCCCACCAGATTCCCTCAGATGGGCGTTCGATGATTATTGGGCTCAATTGTTTGAAGCACTTGAACCTTACATCAAAGAACATCCCGAACTCTGTCAAGCCCTAGATCTTGAAAAAGCTATCAATGGTCATCCAGATTCTCGCTATATGGACCCCCTTAAAATGGGAACATCAGCGGGACTTCCAGATGGGACCAAGGAATCGAGTGGTCTGTTTGAGCGTTTGCCGGATTATCCAGACGGTAGGAAGAGATATAAGTTTTCTTCTGAAGCCCAAAGGTATTACGATGAAATGATGGCTTCTTTTGATCGTGGAGAAGGAATTGGAATTTATGTGAGAACTTGCCTCAAAGATGAGGTCGTTGCAGAAGACTCGGAGAAAGTTAGAATTTTTTACATTCTCGAGTGTGTTTTTGCTGTAGCTTGTAGGCAGTATTATTTGCCTGTGGCTGAGTTCTTATCGCGACATCCTTTGACTTCTGAATGTATGGTTGGAGTTAATTGCGCTGGTCCCGAATGGGAAGCGCTTGTGGAACACATCAATGAACTAGCAACAGATGGTAGACTCAACGATTGGGACTTTAGCGGTTACGATCTTTGTAGACCACCAGATGTTATGTGTGCTTCAACAAACATCCAGAAGAAGGTTGGAGAGACTATGCTTTATTCTGAAAGAGATTTGAACCGCATGGCGATGATAGGAGAAGAATTGAGATGCCCAATGGTGAATTGGAATGGCACTCTCATTTTTCTTTATCTTTGGTGTTCTGGTAACACCATGACCGTGTATGGTAATAGCATAGAGAATTCTCTTCATCAGAGGATTTCCTTCCACTGGAACGGAGTTCGTCTCCGAGGAGATGACTTCTACAAGCTTGGTAGATACCGTGACAATGAACATATCGCAACCTATGGTGACGATGGACATGCGGGTTCCAAACCCGACGTGCGTGATATAACTACTTTTAGTTCGCGCAAGATGTACTTCGACATGATTGGCATGGGTTTCACGGATGCTCGAAAGGGCGCTGTGGCAGAAGAAACGGTACCAGCTGAAGAAGTTGATTTTCTCAAGAGACAATCAGTTTACCATGAGGCACTTGGTCTTCGACTGGGTGCTTTGAACAAAGAATCCATATGGAAGATGGCCCATATGAGTTCTGGCACTGGTGAAGATGAAGATCTTGCCATTGCTGCGATGCAATCAATGTTACACGAGGCTTTCCTCCATGGCGAAGAATTCTATGAATATATTCGCTCCGGCCTTCAAAAGTGTGCAAAAGATTGTTACTTCTGGACCAAAGAGTTGGACATTCCGTTTACGGAAAAGAGTAACCTTTGGCTCGAGAAGTACGGGAGCTAAGCTCCCGAAATAATTGACCCGTGCAAGTCGTTAAACTGCATGCCCAGTAGGATCTGGGCCCTACGGGATAGCAAAACCAGTGAGTGTGCATGGATACCAACTCTGAACGTCGAACAGTGACGAGTTAGGCTTCGCATTCCTGAATCGTTCTTTGAGTGAGGTTAGGCGGTTTCACTCAAGTATTCAAATGCCTTCTTTAAACAATAATTCATCAAACAAGATCTTCGGGACTGGCATGCCCGGAGACGCTACAATTAGCACACAAAATATGTCATTCATTGATAATTCTCCAGGACAAATGGATTCTCGAGGAACTGTCATG